ATGACTGCACAACTAATCGACGGCAAATCGATCGCCGCCAGCCTGCGCCAGCAGATCGCCAAACGAGTTGCCGAGCGTCGCCAGCAAGGCCTGCGCACTCCCGGCCTCGCGGTGATCCTGGTCGGCAGCGATCCTGCCTCTCAGGTTTATGTCTCGCACAAGCGTAAAGACTGTGAAGAGGTCGGCTTCCTCTCGCAAGCCTACGACCTGCCCTCTGACACCACTCAGCAAGCGCTGACCGATCTGGTCGACCGTCTTAACGACGATCCGGCCATCGACGGCATTCTGTTGCAGCTACCGCTGCCCGAGCATCTGGACGCCTCCAAATTACTGGAGCGCATCCGCCCGGACAAAGACGTAGACGGTTTCCACCCTTATAACGTCGGCCGTCTGGCCCAGCGCATCCCACTGCTGCGCCCATGCACGCCAAAAGGCATCATCACCCTGCTGGAAAGCACCGGTGCTGATCTTTATGGCATGGATGCGGTGGTTGTCGGCGCCTCCAACATTGTGGGTCGTCCGATGGCGATGGAACTGCTGCTGGCCGGTTGCACCGTGACCGTGACACACCGCTTCACCAAGGATCTGGCCGGCCACGTCGGCCGTGCCGATCTGGTGGTCGTGGCCGCCGGCAAGCCGGGCCTGGTCAAGGGCGAGTGGATCAAGGAAGGCGCGATCGTGATCGACGTCGGCATCAACCGTCAGGAAGACGGCAAACTGGTCGGTGACGTTGTCTACGAAACCGCCCTGCCCCGCGCAGGCTGGATCACTCCAGTGCCGGGCGGCGTTGGCCCGATGACTCGCGCCTGCCTGCTGGAAAACACCCTCTACGCGGCAGAAACCCTGCACGCTTAAGTCGGTTTTTCGCAGCATTGGAACCCCGCCTCGTGCGGGGTTTTTCATGCGTGAGAAAAAACACTAACCGTTCGCCGGAAACCCCTCTTTTTACAGGTCTTTTCACGAGATTTTCAGGTCATTCAAACAACCATCGACAGATGTTCAGCCATACTTCTAGTATTATCTTTGGGTTTTGCTATGGGTCACTGAGTAGAGAACCCCAATGTTTATTGGGGTTTGCCTACCCTGCACCACACACCGATCTACTGCTAAACACACGTAGTGGTACAAAAATTGGTACAGGCTTTCCCCCCTCTTTCGGCGTCCTGCCGACATTCAACAATTCAAAATCTTACAGCTCGTCGCTTCACACTCGCCCGCTTGCATAGCCTCGATTACTGTATATACAAACAGTGTTCAGCAAAGGCATTACCGTGGACCCCCTCTATATAGAAGAC